CAGAATTTGGGCGCAATAGTCATAATGCTGCTTGCACGCTGAAATGGTGTTACTGCCTGCGGTTGTGATGGCAAATAATAGCCCCTCTGGTCTTGCACCTTGCCCAAGTTCTAACGCACTGTAAACGCTGTTATCGGCGTGTAGGTGATATTCATCAACAATAGCAAGGCTTGGGTTAGTTCCTTCAATGGTGCTAGATTTCGCCGCCAGTGGACGCATTAAGCTGTTATTCTTGGGGTTGATTAGTTTATGCTGTTGAATGTTGATCCGCTTTTTGAGCGGTGTGGAAAGTAAGCACATTTGACGGGCATCATCAAAGACAATACGGGCCTGATCACGGCTTACGGCTGCAGTATAAATATCTTGTTGCCCTTTTTCCATAATCAAAAACCAATTTGCTAGTACTGCCGCCACCGTGGATTTTGCGTTCTTCCTTGCAACTTGCACATAGGCGGATCGGTATTTCCGCAAGCCTGTATCTTTACGCTTGAAACCAAGCAAATTAGCAAAAAGAAAGATTTGCCAATCCGATAATTCTATCGGTTGCCCCCTTAAATGCCCTTTAACGTGTGGGCATAAGCGAGAAAAAGCAAGGAATTTTCGCACCGCACTTTCATCAAAGAAATAATCAGGGTTGCTTAAATCCGCAAAATAACGGGCTACGGCTTGTTTTATTTTTTGGCAAGCGATAATTTCCCCGTTTTGTACCTGTTCAGCGTAAAGATTCCACGGCATTTACATCACCAAGATTTCATCAATTGCATCCGTTTCTTCCGTTTCTACGGGATTTTTACGGCGACTAACGGGATCGAAACCAAGCAATGAAGACATTTTAATCATCACTTTTTCCGCGTCTGATTTCGCAGAAAGTGCTGGATTGCGTGATTGCGTGCCTTGAGAATTAACAATAATGAAACCATTTTTTGCTAAATCTGCCACAGAATGACGCCAAATTGCGTAGTTTTCGCAATAAATTTCAAGGTTGGTTAAATCTTCAGGTTTAATATCGCCACGTTCTGAAAGTTGCTTAATGCGTGCTTTCCATTGCGATTTAGCAATCTCATCTAAAAATTCAGGTGCTTTATAGCTTTTTCGTTTATTCATTGTTTTCCTTATTTTCAAAAAAATCACTGTGCATAAAAATTTGAGGGGGCGGGCGGTTCTACGGCTTTCGGCTTTTCTTTTCAAAACTCCCCCACCCTGTCTATCTCATTGATTTTAAAACAAACCTCAAAATTGAGTTTTGCAAAATCCACTTCAGGATTTCGTCCAATATTTAATCAACGAGCCCAATTTTGGGCTGGTTCAGTTGTTACCATATGGCAACGGCTGAAGTGTTTCGATATCGAAATGATTGGCTTGCAACCGTGTACATATGTACACAACTGAATGAACTGTGGTCATATGCCCACGGTTGAAGTAGTGATGGTTATATCACCACAACTTACTTCTTTGCCCCAAAGCCTCGCTTGTCTATTACTCTTGTCTTGTAGCTATGACAATCACGGCATAAGGCTTGATGATTACTTGCTACCCAAAAGAGCGGATCAGCTTGCCCATTCTCTACGGGCTTGATGTGGTCTATCACTGTTGCTGGCGTATGCAATCCCTTTCTTAAACACATCACGCATAACGGATTATGCTTTAAGTATTGCGTGCGGTATTTACTCCATTTGTGATCGTAGCCTCTTGCACTACTACTTGGGCGGTTGTCCTTTGGTTTGGTCTGGTGTTCTTCACATCTGCCAGACTTCACCCTATTACGACAACCAGGGAAAGAACAACGTTTTAAGGGTTGATAGGGCATAACATCGCCTTAATAGATACAGGGTTCGCGGTACACTTCCCACAGGGATTTGATTGTCATCGGCACAATCGTTTGATTAATGTCCGTGGTGATTTCCCTGTTAGTGTAAAGGTGCGCAATATACATCAAGCAGCCCACTTTGATTGTGGGATAAAAAGGGATTGTGGTTGCGGTTTCTTCTTCCGCAAAAGTTTTCCCTATATGACGTTGCGCCACTTCGATTGATACCACGGCATAACGTTCTAACAAGTCATCATCAAGATCAAAATCTTCCATTATGTTCAAGTGTGCTTTGATTTCCTCTAGCGAAATAACAAGATCAACGTTCGCCATAAGCTTCCCCTTCCTTACACATTAACTGTAGTTCCTTGTGTGCATCTTTACTGTCAATTACTGAATAAATATCCCAATACTGATCGCCATATTTCACCCGCATTTTTCTTGTTACATTGGGCAAATAACGAATGCGTACACGGATAATATTTTCACCTAACTGAAATGGCCCACTAAAATATTCACGCCCTTGTAAGGGTTCAATACTTGCCCGTACTGTTGCCACATCTTCCCAAAAAGGTTTATTACCACCATAGGGATTGAGCTTTTTTTCTTGTTCGTGATTACGGGCTTGTAAGGTGATCACTTTGTTATATTTCCCGGCTCTAATCATTCTCGCCATTGTTACCACCTTTTTTCACTTCTACGGTCTGTTTCCACGCTTGGCTAAATTCATCACCGCCAGCATAAGGCGTAAGCCCCTCACGTCGTCTTACTTCGTTAGGGTTCATAATCCCTGCTTTAATTGCGGTGTCATAACTATTAAAGCGATCGTTTTGACTGGTTCGCAATAAATCACTGGTATCAAATTCAATTAAATAACGCTGCTTGCTTTGGCGGCTAACGTCCACCATCAACGCATCTTTTAACTGTTGCTCAAAGTTAGTCAGCCACGGGCGCAAGGTTTGTGATAGGAATGCTCGGCTTGCTTCGCTAAAGTTGGAATAGCTACTATTGGAATAATCTTGCAAGAAGATTGGGCTAATATTGTAAATGCGTGCAATATCGGAAATTGTAAAGGTACGGCTTGCCAACCATTCCGCATCTTGGTTTGTCATTCCTAATTGCTTATATTCCATTGAGCCTTCAAGTACGGGGGTTTTACCTGCATTTTTAGCCCCTTTGTAACGCTCTAAGGCTTTTAATGCTTTTTGCCCTTTGGCTTCATCTAACCATTCTGCCGTTGTGATTAATCCACTTGCCATCAAGCCATTTTTCATCACTGCTGCACCGTGTTTCTGTTGTGCCATTCCTAAGCCTACAGTTTCGCGACAAATAGCAATTGGTGAACGTCCCATAAAGCCATCAAGTGAAGAATGGCGCAAATGCAACACTTCATCTTGCAAATAGTTTTTTGTCTTGCCGTCTAAATCGGTAATCTGATAGATATGCTCGCCTTTTGGCGTACGCAAAATATTCACCGCGCTAGGCTGGTAAGGCGTAAGGCTGACTGGCTCACCTTGCTTATTCCACTCAATCACCGCATACGCATTCCCATTTAGTAAGCAATGGCGCATCAGGGTATATTTAAATTGATACGGTGTTTGATTACGGTTCGGCATTTCATTCAATAAATAATCAACAGGGTGATCGAAAACACGCTCACGCCCATCTTGCTTTAATTGATACAAATAACACGGCATAGACGCCACCGCTTCCGCAATCACGGTAACGGCATTCATTACTGCAGGCAAGGCTTCCGCTGTCTGTGGGCTAACAAATTCACCCGCTGACGTATTTGATACCCCTAAATAGGAAATCAACTCATCAACACTTAAAGGCTGACTGCGTTGCTCTGTCTTACGTTTAAATGGCCACATCTTACAACCCCGCTAAATCAGCCCAATAAGACAAAAGTGCAGTGTTTTTTTGCTGCATTTTTGCTTTGGCTTGCGCCATTGAACGTTGAGCAATCTGCACATTACTTTCAGGATAAGCGGGAAGACTGGTTACAGTAATTTCTACCAATTCCGCATTATTGACTGTTCTCAAACACGGCTCTGACTCAAAATCCCACGCTTCCGCCTTGGCATAAAAGCCAAAAGACATTCCAGAAATATCGCCACGTTCTACACTGACTAATAAATCACGCCCTAATGTAGTGTCTGGTGGGGTAAGCTCAAAACGTAACCCTATGCTATCTTCCTCTAATTTCAACGTTCCCGCACTGGTTCGCCCAAGTAGCTTAGTGTGATCGTGTTCAAATAATGCTCGCACATCTTGCCCACTGGCTAAACTCTCAGCAAAAGCATTTGTAGCAAACTGTTCAACAAAATCTCCCCAAATCAATTCACTTGGGCTATTCCATCGCACCACATAGCCCACCAGTTTTTTATCTTGCGCTTGAATATCTGATGAACGGATTTCAAAATCTTTATTCATATTCTACCTACTGACAAAAAAGGGGCTGAATGCCCCTATGATTGGTTATGCGGTTGTTTCAATAAACTTAATGGCGTTACTATCCACCACGCCACCGCCTAAATATTTATCCGTATGAACTTTATAAAAGCCCGGTTCGGTGATATTGTCTGGGCGAGTACGCACGCCAGTTTCGTGATCCACAATGTAATAACCTCGTTTAAAATCACCAAAAGCAAGCACTGCCTTTCCAGCGCCACCTATTGGCATTGTTTCCAAATAATAAACTGGGCGACCTAATAACGTGCTTGGCGCATCAACGGTTAAACCATCACGCCAAATAAAATCACCGTTTTTATTTTTCAATTTCTGCAAAGTAGCGGCAATGCTTGAACTCATCACCCAAACCGCATTTTTACGGTATTTACTATGCAAGGTGTAGAATAAATCGATCAACGTGTCCGCCGTGATTTTATCCGCACTGGTTACTTCTAATTTTTGCAACTCGCCAAAAGTACGGGTTTTATCGTTCGCCGTTGAACGAGTGTAAGCCAATAGCCCTTTTGCTTTTTTATCGCCATCACCTGAAGTTAAATCTACTTCTTCGGTTTCCGTGAAGCTCTCGCTAATTTCTTCGGTAAGCCAACCCAACACATCAATAGAAGAAAAATCCAAAATCTCTTGCGTTGTTTTCGGGTAAGCATAGATTGGATTTAATGCAATGGTGACTTCATTTAATTTTGGTGTGTTAGTGCCAGAACGTACTTGACCTTCTTCACCGTGTTTCACAATCGCACCGCCAGCAGAAACCAATTTCTTATATTCTTTCGCACCAACAGGCAAACGCACCACATTTGCAATCTGACGCATTACACTATCATCAGTTAAACGCTTCATCACTTGCTTATCTAATTGAGGGATCACAGAATATCCACCATCATCATTTGCTGTAGTGGAAAGATTAGAACGCAATTCACCCGTTTTAATGTAATGGCGTAACTCTTCATTACTAAATTGGGCTTTGTTGTGGGTTTCTACTGGCTCTCCTTTTTGACTTCGTTCTTCATCTGCTACCGCTTCATAGCGAGCAATTTCATCATTCAACTGCGTTACTGAATTTTTTAATTTTGCAAAATCTGCGCTTTCTTCCTCCGTTAAACTACGCTTTTCCCCATCAGCTTTATTTAAAAGATTGCGCATTTCTTCGACCGTTTTCGCCTTTTGTTGGCGAAGTTCTAATAATTTTTTAAACATAAATTAGATCCTTATTATTGATATTGAAATTCATAGTGCAAATTAGCAGAAATCCAGGCCGCTTGATTTTCATCATAGCTATAACTAAATTTTGCCAATCTGAACGTTTCTAATACGGAAATATCAGCACCAGCAAGCATATCTGTTACTATTTCGGCAACCTCATCTAAGGCGTCTTCAGTCATATAAAACGGCAAATAAATCCCAACCGTTAAAACACCATCACCTTGATTTCCGCACATTGTCATTTCTTCTAGCGTTACTTCATCAATAAAAACCGCAATCGCTGGCAATTCTTTTTCAATATCAGCAAAAACCGGGCGACCATTAATAAAATAGTTAATCCCTTTAATCTGTCCTTGAAGATTAGCTAAAACCTGTTTTCTAATTTCACTATGAATATTCAT